TCAGGCCGCTTTTGTTGCTGACCAAGAGATTAATTTAGTTGCTTGTCTAACTGAGTTTATGGTGGACTTGGAGTTTAAATAATGGCTGATTTATTTAAAGAAGTTATACCAGCCATATTACAAACAAAGAAGAATGTATTACAAGATGAACAAGATGTAAAGAAATACGATGCCTTTATTGTAAACAAAGCACTATCATTTCATATGGATTGCATTTATTATGCCAATGAGATGAATATGTTCAATGGATTGGATAATGATTTACAATTCCAATACTACATAAATAACGTAAGGTCTATGAAACGAAAGTATCAACCGTGGCAGAAAGCTGAAGTTAATAAAGATTTAGAACCCATCAAAGAATATTTTGGATTCTCAAATGAGAAAGCCAAACAAGCTTTGCGAGTTTTAAACGATGAACATATCACTTTAATAAAAGAAAAAACAAATAAAGGTGGAGTGACCAAATAATGATTCGTATAGAAGATATGGTTGAAGTGACCTTGAATGAGAAAGATGACTTTCTTAAGGTCAAAGAAACCCTAACCCGTATTGGACTGGCATCAAAGAAGGATAATACACTTTATCAATCTTGTCATATTTTACATAAACAAGGCAAATATTACATTGTTCATTTCAAAGAACTATTTGCTTTAGATGGAAAGCCATCAGACATAACAGAGAATGACCTAGCTCGTAGAAATACCATTGCCAATCTGTTAGAGGAATGGGATTTGATTGATATTGTTAGGCCAGAACAAACAGAAGAATTAACTGTATCCTTATCACAGGTTAAAATTATTCCTTATAAAGAAAAGAATGATTGGAACTTGGTGACTAAGTATAATATAGGTAAGAAACCAATTACTAAGAATTACGCAGACTAAGTTAATGATTTTCTCTATATAGAAAATGTGTCTTATAATATACATAAAGGTGTAATTGTATATTTTCGTTAACACATTTAGGAGATTTACCATGTGGACTAAACCTGCTGCTACAGAAATGAGATTTGGATTTGAAGTAACGCTTTATGTGATGAACCGTTAGTCTATAAACCAACGTCTATAGATTTATAGAGGTTTCAGCCGCTGAACCATCGTAGAAAATCAGCGGCTTTTTTATCAATTTTATTCAGTTTAGAAGTTACAATGGTATAAATAAATGTATGAAACATATACATCACATTATACCAAAACATATGGGTGGAACCGATGACCCGTCAAATCTTATTGAATTAACTATTGACGAACATGCCGAAGCTCATAAAAAATTATATGAAGAACTTGGCCATTGGCAAGATTGGTGCGCTTACCAAGCTTTATCTGGACGATTAGGACAAGAAGAAATACTTAGATTAAAACAAGGTATGGCCAATAAAGGTCGTAAACGAACACCTGAACAAATTGAGAATATTCGTCAAGCTGCTTTAAAAAGAAGCGAAAGACAAAGAAAAGATGGAACTTTAGCTAAGGCAAATAAAAAAAGGTCAGAGGCTATGATGGGTGTTAAAAAGTCTAAAGAAGCAATAGATAATTGGAAACAAAGTCGTAAGAGTAATAATAAAGAATGGCATACTTTAGATACTAAACAAAAAATATCTAAAGGATTAAAAGGTAACACAAATAGGTCTACTAAATAGTTATACAATGTTTAAACAACCTCTCACATCCGGTCTTTAGAGTCGGTGTTGTCAAGTCGTTTAAACTCCGGTATTAACGCCTAGGACCGTTAATCAGGTGTGGATAACCTGTCAAACCCCACTTTTATTATGGAGAGAATATGATAACATTGATTGGCCACGGATACGTTGCAAAATACATATCTGAAGAATTGATTTCACAACAAATTAAATTTAATTGGACTCACCACACCGATGGTATTCCATGGGATACTAAATTCATAATCAATGCTGCAGGGTTTACTGGAGTTCCTAATGTGGACGCCTGTGAATTTGATAAAGACAAGACCATTCAAGGTAATGTATTATTTCCTTTGCGATTAGACCGACAAGCTCAACAACGAGATATTCCTGTTTTACATATCACCAGTGGTTGTGTTTATACTGGTTATGTTGATGGCGGTTGGTTAGAAGAAGATACACCCAACTTTACATTTGATAATGCTTCTTTTTATAGTGCTTCTAAAGCATTGTTTCAAGAGTTGTGGTCAGAACAATATGCTAATCGTTCTTACTTATTCAGAATTCGTATGCCATTTGGTCCAGATAAAGACCCTAAAAACCTATTATCAAAACTTACAAAATATGACAAGCTAATTAATAATGTTAATAGTGTAAGTAATGTACAAGAAGTAGCCAAGGCTGCCGTTCATTTTGCTTTATATAAACCAAAACCAGGAATATATAATGCTGTAAATCCAAATGGGGTCACAACTGAACAGATTGCTACTCTATTAGAGTTGGACAAACAATGGATGACTCCAGACGAGTTTGATTCTATCACTGTAGCACCAAGAAGTAATTGTGTATTAAACACCGACAAAATGCAAGAGGTATATAAATTTAAAGATTCTTACCAATCTTTATATGAAACCATTGCAAATATCGTATAAATAAATTTATAGGCTTCACCTTAGGACCGCTAAGATTACGAAGCGCTTTAAAGCGGACATAGCGTATGATGTCACTGGATACCGTAACCAGTAGTTTATGCCTTCGGGGTAAACAATTTTAAAAAACTTGCTTAATTTAAGGAGAAAAATCATGGTAGATTTATACCGTTCCCTATTACCTACAACTGTAGGTTTCGACAGACTCTTTTCGACCATTAATGAATTTGACCATTTATTAACAGAAGGAAAGAAATACACCCAAAGCTATCCCCCATATAATATTATTAAAACCGATGACACCAATTATTCAATTGAAATTGCTGTTGCTGGTTTCAAGCGTGATGAATTAGATATATCATTTGAAAATAGTAAATTGATTGTAACTGGAAAAACAATTGATGTGGATGAAAAAGAATACCTACACAAAGGTATTGGTACTAGAGATTTCACTCACAATTTTAGATTATCTGATTCCATTATAATTAAATCAGCCGACATTGTGGATGGTCTATTGGTTATATCTTTGGTCAATATTATTCCAGAAGAAAAGAAACCTCGTAAAATTCTGATAGGTAATTAAAGTTCAGGCGGGAGAAATCCCGCTTGACAGTATATGATGTTTGATATATAATACATATTATAAAAATTAGTCAATAACAATTATTAAATTAAATGTGCTTGACAAATTATTATTATTGTAGTATAATTGTTTTATGAAATGCGGTGTGTAATAGTACGACTTTGAGTTCCCCTCTTTGTTATCTGTGCAAAGCAGACCACCGCTCCAGTTCCGCGGATTTAGTTTAGTGGCAAAACTGTAGGTTTCCAACCTTCTGTCCTCAGTTCGATTCTGAGAATCCGCTCCAAATAAAAGATAATATGAAACATCCAGAACGTGACAATTTGTGGTGGTTTATGCGAATAGTTGAAATGGTCACATGTGTTCACATTATGGCCAACTTTTGGTTAACACATTTTATTAAGTGAGATTTTATGCAGAAAATCAAAGAAAAATACGAACAGAAGTGTAGCGCAGTATGTGATATCAATGAACATATTCCAACACTCCACAAATACTCATTAGGTTGTGAACATATCACAGAAATGGGTACCAGAGAAATTACTAGTACATGGGCCTTTCTAGGTGCAAAACCTAAGAAATTTGTTGGCATAGATGTCTATGTTTCACCAAATTTACCAGAAGCTAAACAATTGGCGGAAGAAAATGGAATTGAGTTTGAGTTCTTACACCAAAGTACATTAGAAGATGGATTTGTAATTGAACCAACCGATTTCTTGTTTATCGACACCGCCCATACATATGCTCAGTTATCACAAGAACTAGCAAGACACGCCGGTCAAGTGAAGAAGTATATTGGATTCCATGACACAACAACTTATGGTTTTGTGAATGAGCCTCCTTACAAAGAGAACGAACACATTGAATCTGCTGTTGGTCCAAATGCACCAACAGGTTTGAGGCCAGCAATTACTGAGTTTGTTCAAGCACATCCTGAATGGCAAATTGTAGATGTATATGAAAATAATAACGGCTTAACAATTATGGAACGTAAAGGATTATAAATGACAGAACAAGTTAAATGTGGATGTGGCCGCAGTATCACCGGGTTTTGTGATGGAAGTCATAAGTTAACCAATGAGCAATATCAAAAGAAACTACACGAACAAACACTAAAAGAATCTAAACAACATTTGTTAATTGAAGACACAAGGGATTAATTATGAATATCAAGCCATTACATAAAAATGTTATTATTGAACGCCAAGAAAAAGATTTAACAACTGAATCTGGAATCATATTACAATCAAATGATGAAGCAGACAAAGGTTTGGTTCTTGCAATTGGTTCCGAAGTGACCGATGTTTCTGTTGGTGATATTGTGTTAATCAATTGGAACAAAGCTTCTAAATTTTCAGACAAGCAATGGAAAGTTACTGAAGAAGATATTATTGCAGTTTTTGAAGATTAATTCTGTCCTGTTAGCTCAGCTGGATAGAGCACCGCCCTTCTAAGGCGGTGGCCAGTGGTTCGAATCCACTACGGGACACCAGGTTTTGGAGGAGCGGCGAAGTAGGAGAGTCGCAGCGGACTGTAAATCCGTTCTCACTGGGTGAATAGGTTCGATTCCTATCTCCTCCACCATTATTATATTATGAATAAATTATTTCTATTACTTATATTGATAATATCAAACAATTGTTTTGCTAAGCCGGTTACGGCCAAATCTTACATTGTTACTGATAACACAGGTGATGTCATCTTAGAAAAGAATTCGGATGATGTTAGGTCAATTGCTAGTATCACTAAAATGATGACGGTGATGGTCGTCTTAGATGCAAACCAAGATTTAGATGAAGAGTTGCCTATTGTGTTTAAAGGCAATAGTTATCTACATAGTAAATTACCTCGTTCAGTTAAAACCTTAACACGCCACGAATTAATATACCTTGCAATGGTTAAGAGTGACAATCTTGCAGCTCACACTTTATGTGTAAATTATCCATTTGGTTTAAATAGATGTATTGCTGAAATGAACCATAAAGCGTTTGTTCTAGGAATGAACAGTACACATTATGAAGACTCAACTGGTTTAAGTTCCAATAATGTTAGTACCGCCAGAGATTTGGTTAAATTAATATTAGCATCACAAGATTATCCACATTTGATGGATGCGGGCAGTAAACCAAGTGTGAGTATTAAAGTGAAGAAAAGATGGTGGCAATTTGGTAATACAAATCCTCTTGTAAAGAATTCAGACAAGGTGATTATCAGTAAAACAGGATACATTGGTGCGAGCGGTGGTTGTCTTGCTATGATGCTAGATACAAACTTAGGTCAACGTGTGATTGTATTACTTGGTAGTAGAAATACTCACACACGTTTCCCCGAAGCTCAAAAAATTGCTGTCACGGTTTCACATAACGATATAGAAACTACTTACTAGTAGCTCTATAAGTTCCATCCCAATTATCTGGTTTGCCTTCTTCCATACGTTCTATCATATTAGCATAATATTGGCGAACTTCTACTGGGCCATCGGCTTTCAATTGTTTAGCTAAGAATATAGCACCTTCCCATTCACCATCATAATAAGCTTTTAAATATTTCTTATGAAGTTTATAATGTTCGGGTTGATAAGTAGCAAGAGTGAATATTTTAACACCTTCAGT